CCACAGGACACCACCTACGCTTTAGGAAAAGGGCGTAGGGCCTTATACTCGCATACATGCGATTATAGTTTGAAACGCTCCTCGGGGCTAATAGCCCATAGGAACGTTCTTCAACTCCAGGTACCGGACCTTCGAACCCAGATCGGATTCGAGGATTCGTGTGGATTCCAAACGCGTCAAGTCCCAATTGGGAATCAACGTAATTAGGTCCATGCACTCCAGTATAAAATTCGCCACTTGCGCGTGTTTCGGGGTATTGCCTAAATTTGGCATTTCCTTCAACCATACGTTTGAGGCTTGTTTTAAAGTCTTCCAAGACTTCCTGGTGATGTAGTCTAGAGAAAGCAAGGTACAACCTTCCTCTTTCTGTTCTTGCATCATCGTCGCGTGTTTTAGATAAGAGCACAGGTCCCTTAACACAATAAGTATGTGTTCGGTTGTCGTATCGTAAGTCAGTCGACTTAAAGACTGATTTATACGTAAGACAGCCGACATCACTCGTTGTGATTGGGATTCTAATGAACTTATCGAGATGTGATCTAATTTCTTGGCTAGCATGCCAAAATCCTTTCAAGTAAAATTGATTTGATAATGACACATAGCTAGAGATTAGCTCTGCATCGCGGGTATTTCCGGTGAAGTCCCATTTGCGGACATACACAGGAGTCACACAGACCCCTGCGTAATAATCTCCGCCACAGCTCTCCCTAAAGAGACCTGTATTGTAAGACTTATTTTGGTTGACTTTGAGCCCGAAAAGCTCTAGGTTTTCCATTACACCGGTACTCATCTCTGTTGGAACGATGATGTCATCGCCGTAAACAGAAATACTAGCAGTTATTTCTGCCAACAGTTTTCGTGACAAACGCTTGCCCGATTTCTCTACGATAGCCTTAACGGCGATCGTGTAGAAAACCATTGCCTCAATAGGAAAGCATAAAGCTGAACCCATCGAAGCAAATTTCTTCAAGTGAAGAATGGTATTATCGGGTAATCTAGCCCTATCACTCCTGCAATCCTGGATTAGTTTCAGAAAAGTAGGAGCGCTCTTAAAGATGTATTTGACGAGGTCATTGCTGACCAAGTCAGACGCATCAGAGAGGTCGATAGTCGAGAGACTACCGTCTATAGAGCCGACTCGTGCAAGTTCCTTGTTGATCGACTGGTCTTTAAACCGTATTCCACGGGTTAAAGGGTTGATTTCCAAGTATTCCATAAGAGGTTTGGCTATACTTTGCTGCATTAGCATCATATAGCTTGGCTCAACGGAAATTGTACGAGGCGTTTCTAATGTCTTGGGTACTTGAACCACTCTTACGGGTTCTTCTTCGGCTCCACTGTGGAAGGTGAAGTCGTCGTCGAGTTCGTAATTGTGGGAGACATGGTAATCGGCGGGGAATGATGCATTGCATCGTTCCGGCCAAGTAGAAACATTATGTCGTTCATTGAATGACTTGTGTTCTGCTGTGGCTCCCGACCCGAAGATGCCTGGAAAGCAATAAAGTTTTCCAGATAACCCTTCGAGGTCAGACCATAAGTAGCTAGCAACGCGGCCGAGAAGACCGCCATCGCTAGAACTCCGATTATAATCCCAAGATATTTGTTGGTCATTGTCTACATACCTTTCATATGCCCTTTTAATTCGGGCGTCTGAGCAGGGTAGTTCTACCTTCTTGTAAAGGCGAGCTACCTGGCGTATTATCCGTATGGATTCTACGCAAGGTTTCGGCAATAACCGACCGTCACTATCGAAAATGCACTTGAAGAAACCTTGCATGAGTGCAGGGAGCCTTCCAGTACGATAGTTGGGTTTGAAACCAACATAATCGTACCTGTTGATATGTCCACGTGACAGGCCAGCCAGTAAAGCTGCGTCTAACCGTGGAAGGGTGATAGCTAGGAAGCTAAATCCCTCATTTTCAAATCGGCTGTCGATTTCTCGACAGTCGTGTTCGACGAGTATCCCAAGCTGCAATCCTCCTTCTTGGAGAATTCGCTTTAGGAGCATGGTCGGTCTTTTCATATAATCCTCCTGTATATAATGGGGGTGTTATAAACCGTTATTATGCTCAGTCCACCGTTAGCATCATCACTGATGTTTTAGGGTGGACAAGAACCACCAGCGAGAACGTATTAGTTCTCGCCTTGCAGCAATTTTGTCTGATTCCCGGCATTGCCGAGAAAAGTCAAAAAGCCGCTCACCATTGCGGTGAGATCGGCATCCGTGAACCCGTATTTTGGTTCATCAACTATGAAAATAACCGAGGCAGAGACCTCGGAGTTCACAGCTGAAATCGGATCTGCAGCCGTAACGACCCTTGTGAGACGAATCTCACGACGGAATCGTTTAGCCGTCTTATCTTGACGTACGTCAAGACTAGTACGGCCGTCACTACTTACGAAACGTCCCAGCCGTTCTGGCTGAGATGTCCCAATGCGTGCCATTGGCACAGCAACGGATGAAATAGTGACGCTTTGTGGTTCGGTAAACATAATAAAACTCCAATTCTGTTAAAGAATAGAGTTGCCACTCGACAACTCCTTCGACGTCATCGCGACGTCAGGGTAGTTTAGATAAGCCTAAAGCACCCAAGATGGCTTGTTGATGAGGATTTAAACTCTCATTTGTCAAGCCAAAACCAAAAGGAGAACCTTTTATCCGGATTTTATACCGGGTAGTGGTTCTCCGGGAACAATAAACTCTCTTAGCCGTACCTGTGAAGTTATTTCGAATTAGAAATGAAACTTCCTCGTTTACGTCGACTGTATATTCTCTCATGAGAAAGAAATAGTCGGTGTAAAGACGGTCAACAACACCATTGGTCAAGCTTTTGACAAAATCGCCTAAATTGACGAAATAGTCAATGAGCCATGACCATGGCATTATTTGATAGAGAGAGTCAGGGGTTAACAAATCGCCGCCAAGAAGGCGAGCGATAAGACGGTACCTATCTCGTCCAAGGCCATTTGGCCCCTTCGGAAGAATGTACCTAAACCTAGCTGAAGCCCACGTTCTACTGGTTACTCGTGTACGTACGAACCTCTGTACATTACCTTGCACGTAACATTGCGTTACGTGTTTTGGAAAGATATAGTTTGGTGGGTACGCATTAGGAGTAACTGTTGAAACGTCGGAAACAGTGTCAATGTCATATTGTGAAAGATGACGTTGACGCCTGACTGGTTTCCCTTCATCACGAATAAGCTGATCCACAAGTTTTGATACGCGACGGGCCGATTTAATTAGCCCGATTGCAGATCGTACGAGTGGTAAGTAACCAAATTGAATAGCCAAATAGTACCGACCTGCATTGCTTTTTGCACTGCGGCCATTACTGGTTCGGTTTTTCAAATGGGTACGGATCTCTCTAACTTGTTCACGGAGTGTGAACACGTCTTTGAGTTCAGCTATTTCAGTCGCGAGACTGAAATCGGGTAGGTCTGGGCGTAACAAGTTGTACGCTTCAGCCCCAACAAGCTCAAGATCCGCACGGATAGCTGAGAAGCTACCACCGTGTGGAAGAGCGGAAAAGTTTAAACTATCATCGGTATCACCGAAATAGTAAAAACCATCGTACGCAAGGCCCCATTGGGGCCTCCACGTCTTAGTCCGCTCACGTCCCCATCTTACGACGGAGACGTCCCGCTTGAACCACTCACCTCCTGATTCCCATTTATGGGTCTTGAAATTGAACTTATTACTTTGATTGACAGGCATATCGCGTGTCATCTTGGTAGTATCAATAACAAGAGGAGTCGGAACATAAGGGGTATTAGCCTTTTGGGCTACCCAGTCATGGATTACTCCAATGACTTTCCGAGAATTTTTCGTGTTTGGTCCCATCGTGATTTCCTAATTTGGTTTCGGAGGGTCTTGCTCGACATGCGAGTGCAAGATTCTGCAGCAAGATACCCGTTAGAACGGGTAAGGGCCGTGAGGC